TGTAAAAACTTTTCTATCTGTGCCTTAATAATTGGTGTTCTATTTGGCCAATGTATATAAGGTTCATCACTTTTCATCAAGTTATACAAAAAAGGCAAAATTAACTTTTCTGCCTCTTTAAATCTATTAGTAACTTCTTCACTTTCTAGTGTTGTTGTTACTTGGTCTTTTTCAGCCACAATTTGCATGATTTCGTTCATCATACTTTTAATATCGCTTACATCTGTTTTGACTTTAGCAAGTTCTAAATTATTGGTTTCAATAACGCTAGTGTCAACTGTAGGCGCTTCAGGTGCTTTACTTACTGGTGTAAAACCCCAATCTTGGTCAAGGTCATACTCTCTTAAATAATCTGGTATATCTGCCATTACTTTTTACCTTGTTGTCGTTTACGGTGTTTTTCAATCACTTGTTTTGTTTTAACTTCTTTGATACTTTTCTTTTTATATCTATTAGCTAATTCACTAGTAGGGTGAGCATCAGCAATTCTTTGTAAATTGTCATTCCAGCCACCATCATTTTTCATTCTACCCATACCAACAACACCACTTGATATATTTATAGTGGTCAGTAATTGTTTGATATGNTTATTCTTCGCTAAAAATTCTTCTTTTTCAGCAATAGTCATCATATCATCATAGACCTTTTTGGTCTTTGTATTTTCAAAAGTATAAATTGGCATTAACTTTTAAATGGGTCCTTAACTGTAAAATATTTTTCTAGCATTTCTAATTGGTCATCATACTCTGCTATTACCTTTAATTCTTTTTCTGCTTCAGTTAATACATCACCATGTTCACCGATACCCACAGATTTTTGTAAAATTACTTCTACATTCATTTTATGTTTTTCAATGTGGCCAATGGCATGTTGTTTTAAAGCTTCTATCATTTTATCACGCATGGATAATTTCTCCTTTATTACTATTTATCTCATCTATATTATTGTATGTTTGGCACCATGTTGGTTTACCTATATTACTTATTTTAAAAGTAATTCTGTGTAGCACTCTTTCTGCTAATAATTCTGGTTCATTTGTATCTCTTTTATGTAAACTTAAAATTTGGTCGCTTAACACAATATCACCTATTTCGTAATAATGTGTGTACATATATTTTTCTTGAAACATAAAGTCATGTAAGTCATCATAAAGTTTATCATCATTTGTTATAATTCTGCACTTATTATTAGTATAAAAATAAATGCCTCTTTTACCTGCTATATTTTGTTGTATCAACCACATTTTATACTTACTTTGATTTGTCATCATAGCATTTAATTGGTTATCAGGTAAACCTTTAGCCCATAGTTCAGGTGCATATTCATATTCTGCATAAACACCATTACATCTATCTAACAATTCTTGTGGCATATCTTCTAAAACTTTTGTCGTATTTAACCAAGTTGTAGATGTGCCTTCACAATGAGACCAACCTTGCAACGCCACACCATCAGCTCTGGTAGGACCATTTAAGTTAGCATGCCAATCTAATACACCACTTCCAAAAATACCTGTTCTCTTGCCATCTATTTGTTTATGTGCTACCCTCTGTACAGGATATGTGTTAGGATTAGGCCAATCATATGGTTGTATAAAACCGTCTTCGTCTTGTGGGTTATAATCTTCTTCGCCTGTGATAGGATTAAAATTAAATTGATTCCAATTTGCGATTGGACCAATATGATTTACAAAGTTAGTATAATGAGCAGGAGTTCTATCTTGCCTTTTTAAAACAACTACAACATGCTCCTTTAAAGTATTTTTGATAACTTCAGCCGACTCTTCATTTATATCTTTAATGTCAAAGTCATCAACTTGTATAGCTATACCACCATTTAAATCACTAAAATTCATTTTTTACCTATATTTCGGCAGAATTAAGATACTGTTTTACACCCTCTGAATACCATAGTGGTACTTTAGCAGGTGATTTCCATGTAGCAAATCTCTGTTTCTCTATAATATAATATTTTCTGTAACTGGCAACTGCGTCACCAGGCACTTTACAATGTTCAGGCATGGCAGGTTTAGGGTCTGTTGCAATTTTATTGTATAATGCATTTTTTGGAGGATGTTTTAATATATCACCTAATTTCTGTACCGTTAAGTGGTCATCTGTATGATTGTATCTTTTTTTGTATTCTTCATTAAGAGCCATCATGTGTTTATATAACCAAATATAATTATATGCACTTTCAAACAACCAGATTGTACTAGGGTGTTTTACCCAACCTGCTTTGTATAAAATAGGTTCTAAATTAGAGTTAGGGTGTTTCCACCTTTTAATCTTACGACCATTTTTGGTNTTATCATAATACTCTGTACCATCTAATACTCTATGACAAGTACATAAAAGTTGTGCTGATTCTAAAATCATTTTTACAATATGTTTATCACACATTTGTTCAGCAGCTTTTACTGGATGTTTATCTACATAAAATACATTCATCAGTTTATCACCTTTCTAAAGTATTCCATACGGTCATACTTTTTACATAATTTAGATAAGACATTAAACCAAAAATCTTTAGCCCAATCAGTTCTTGATTCTCTACAGGCTTTTTCTGCATTTTTGATTCGTCTATCTTTTAAACTTTCTGAAATCATAGGTTCATTATATAACATTTTATACTCTTTGGCAACCACCTATTTGTCGTTCCACTCCATAATTTGGTCAAGTTTTATACGAATTTCGTCTGGATTTAGACCTAATTTACGCATTTCGTTATAATCCTTGGTCTGCATTTTACCTTCACCTATTTTTTTAAGAATACCTTTATAAAATTTTTCTCTATCTCTGACTCTTTTCGCTCTAGCTTTTGCGTTAGTAGCCTCTTTTTGGTAATCTTTTTGGACTTTGGCTTCGTCTTCTTCTTTTGCAACTTTTCTACTCCTCAATGATATATTAGCAGCTATCAATAATAATACAGCTAATGGGTCAAATACAAATATTAGTACAATGATTACCCACCTAACAGCTTTATCAAAATGGTCTTTTGCTTCTTCACCATATATTAATTCTGCAACATATTTAATAGGACCTACTTCAGCTTCAATCTTATCTTGTTCTAATTGTAGTGTGCCTTTTTTATCTGTTAATTCTGCAATCGTATCACTAGCATTATTAATTGCTAATGTTAATGCGTCTCGTTCTGGTTTTTGTTTTTCTCTTTCTTTTAATCCTCTTGTGACATATTCCATGTCAACATATTTTTCTAATGTACTATCTAACAATGAAAGAGTTTTATTTGCTCTTGTAATAATTAATTCTTGTTGGTTTATTTGTTTATCAATCAATTCAATTTTAATNTTATTTGATGATGTTGGTTGCACTTGGTCTAAGTGTGCTTTTGATAGAAAACCAAATATACCCATTGATGTAATGAATATTAAAACTACAACAGCAAATGTAAGATAAGCCTTTATAGTTTTTGGTACAAGTTTATTGTGCCAATTGTTATACAACCATGAGGCGGCTACAAGTTTACCAACTTCTAACGCACTACCCATAGCAATAATTGGTACAACTGCACCTGCGAATAAAGTAGCCAATCCCATAATAGAATAACCAGCGGCTATTACAGATATAGAAATGGCACTTAAAAATGTTATTAGTATTGTAAGCATATAAGTCCTAGTCTAATTGAGGTATATCGTATTCTGTTCTTAACTTCTTAATGATACTTTTTACTTTAGGAAAATAGTTTTTATCTGAAGCATAAGCACCAAGTGTTTCTACATATTTTAAAGAATCTTCAACACCTTTGTCCCTTAATTCTCTGTACTTATCATAAGCACTACCATTATTTAGTATATCAATATAATGTTGAACACTATCACATTCATGCATATAGACTCTGACACCCCACTTTTTAGGATTGTTACTAGGTAACATGTGTGGTTCTCTTAAATCATAAGTTCTAATACCAAACAAGTTCTTTCCTTCTAATGCAAATCTACTATTACCCCAACCACTTTCTAAAGCCGCCTGTGCTAATAATATTCATATATTACAGGTGTTACATCAGTTGTGGTATTGTAAATATAATTTACACATGCACCTACACTATTAATAAATGTTTGATTGTTTGCTCTCAAAATCTGGTTTAGTGTAAGTGTTAATTGTTTCTAAAGTTTCTACAATTTGTTCTAGTTCTTGTTCTTTAGCTTGTGCTTGACTATCTTGATATAGATGATACAAACCAAAACTAAATGCAAATATGGTCACTACCATAAGTGTGCTAGCAATAAGTTTTATCTTTTCTATTAATCTCATTAAGCCCTCTTAACAATGATGTAATCATAACTTGTAATGGACTCTGGTTCATTCTCACCATATTCTGACCATGTACCAATTTCTATATTCTTATTCTTCTTTTGAAAGAATTGTACATTGTCTTTGTCCATATATTTAGCCATGTTTTTAAATATCTTTTCAGATTGTTTTTCTGTAAAATTATTTAATACATCAGTAGCCCAATTACCAGTATAGTAAGTCATTTTAGTTTCGTTACTATTGATAAAATGGTCTAGTTTTTTCGGGACACCACTAATTACTGATTTGAGGTAATGGTCTAACTCTTTTGATTTTCTCACTTGTGACATAATATATTCTCCTTCTCATTTTATAAATCTGCAATTTTGAATTTTTTAATAACATTCTTAGTTGGTATAACAGTTGTGTTACCACCATCTGCAAGTTCGTTATTATCATCATAATTGTAGTCACTCATCAAAACATGAACCTTTGCGTCTTTCTTTACCAACCATCCAGTTGATACACAAATAGCAGGTTTCATTCTTTCTATCTCTTTGATAGACTTCCAACCGGCGTCAGATTGAATATCCTCCCAATACACCAAATAAAAATCATATGTAAATGGTATTTCAGGTACACCGTCTTGAAATTTTTTTGATTTCATACTTCTCCCTACGAACACTCCTTATCAGCAATCTTCGTATCTTTTAATAATGCACACTTATATTTACTATCAGCGTTCATTCTTAATTCAGCGGCTAAACTTTCTAAAATAACAGGTAAGTTTTTTTCTAAAACATCTGTCATTTGTAAAGCAAAGTTATATGCCAACTTTTGCATTTCTGCCTCTAGTACAGAGGTGTCAACACCACTTCCAGAAACAGTTTCTTTAACAACATGACCTAAAACGGCCGTATTGTAATCGTTTGCCTGTACAGATTTTGCAAAGGCATTTAAACCAAACCACAAAATCGCAAGTAAAACTAATATTTTTTTCATAATATATCCTTTCTCAATATTTATAGGTATAATATACACTAAAAATAGTCGTTAGGCAAGCACTTTTTTTACTTTATTTTACTTGTTTTTTTGTGGTTTTGTTCTATTTTTGTTCTGGTTCTGGTCTCACAAAACTGTCATTCCAGCCAAATGCTTCTTTAACAACTGATTCGGTCAAACCTTTATACATTTTATTTAAAGATTTATTCTTCATACCAAGTAAAACTTTTGCTTCGTCTTGGTGCAAACCCTCTAACATTTGAATAAACATTTTTTCTTTTTGCACTCTATTGGTATCATTATCTGCACCTTTAACAAAATGCCATAACCTTTTTGCTTCATTTCTCAATAAACCGTGTTCAGTACCAATTGGTGCTTCATTAGCAATATATGGTGGGTCACCTGCTGGTAAATCCCATACAATATTAGGGTCAAATGCACCTTTTAAAACTTGTTTAAGAGGAGCTGATTCGTTCTCTCTTAATACTGCAATCTTTTTAGGTTTATCTTTTGCGTTGTTAACTTTTTTTAAAATCTCTGACATAAGTTGGACATTCTCACCAATACCTGCTGTATTTTGTGATTGTCTCATCATTGCCGGATTCATTAGATTTGGATTTCTTTGTTGCTCTGCCATAATTTCTCCTTCAATTCAGTATTATTATTTATCCGTGAAATACTTATCACTATACCATTTATAATACGCCTTATCTGTAAAGATTTCTGCGATTTCTGAAGCTGGTACTTGGTCACTTCTTATACAATCTGCTAATGATTGATACTCATAGGTATCAACCTTTCTGGTCATTTTTTTGTCTTTGGCGTCCTCAGCCAAAGTTCTTACAACTCTATCTTGTTTACTTAGTGTACTCATCTGTAACTTCCTTTACTTCAAGTTCACCATGATACACAGTATAGAAATCGTGTGGTTCGCCAAAAGTATCTAGTAAATAATCATGGCCATCT